GTATGTGTTAAAACCGTCTGACCAAGTGACACCAGAATCTGAAATACCTGTTGATGTATTCCACGAGATCAGTATTGAACTCATATCATATTGAACGCCAAACTCAAAATCAGAGTCTGTTGTCTCATCTGAAATATACAAGATCCTTTGATTTACTGTGTCAACATAATAGTGGTGTATATCCTGACTTCCGTCTGTTGATGTTAAGGTCGGTGCACCATGAAAACCCAATACAGACACTGTCCTGTTATCTGCATCAATTGTGGTTATAGTTATATCATCACTTTCTACAATATAGCCTGTGAACTTATTGTCACTTGCAGTTTCGTAGTCAGTGGTAAATGTGGTCAAAGCCCATAACTCATTTACATTATTTTTGAACTCTTCTGGGCCAACATTTATATCAATAATATCGGGGTGTGCATAGCTTGGCATTATACCTCCGAATTAATCCACAGATCCCACCAGTCTGGATCAGAGTTTTCTAAGTCTTCTATACCATAAAATGCCACTATCTCTTCTGGTGTCTTGTTTTCCTCTGTGAGTACAGCCATAGCTCTATAATGATTAATGACGTTACTCTTGTTATTGGCTACCTTAATTACAGTATAGACACCACCATCATATGAAAACTGTGTTGGCCTTTTATCAGTACCCCTCTTGGAGCTACGGACCTTGGTATTGGTTCTTAATATAACAACATCAGACTCTCTTATACCTTCAGGAAGTACATCTTGTTTTTCACCTTTATATGGCCTTACTGTACACACTTCTAATATCTTATTAGTGACTGAAGGTACTTTTTCTGTTCTCTTAATACCGCCGCTAGGGGTCTCTACAACCACTTGTTCAACATCAAGTGCTGCTATGTTAAAGGTCGGTATTAATCCGTTGATTCTATTAATCACTATCGCCCCTCTCTACCCATACTTTTGCATTATTCATTGTGTAGCCTGTCTCTACAAGAGGACGGGTTTCTGGGGCTTTGCCTGCCAGTGTTTGCGCAGAGTTTGGGACAAAATCACCACCAGCTTCAATTATGAACTTGATAGTTTCAGACATCCCATAACCAATCTTTTCAAGTCCAGTCCTGTATGCGACTTCCTCACCTGTGAGTATGTATTTACCAATAACCTTCGGTAATTCTTTCCTTGCATCCCCTGAGTGGCTGAAAGTGACAGCAGTCTGATTCAAAAAATCCCTTACAGGTAAACCCTCTCCACCAACTTCATGTAAGAATGCCAAGTCGGCCATCGAAATATCATGTTCTGGGTGCATTTCCTGGTCATAGCCTACCTCTACATGATATTTTATGGCATTATCCATTCTTCTTCTTATAACATCGAAACCAGAAAAATCCTGTTCAACTTTATTTCTTATCATGGAGTTAACCTTATAGATGATTCGATATAAGAAACCTTAAACAGAATTCGTTGAGGACTTCCAGAAGTGTTTGTGATCTTAACAACAACAGACTCATTAGGAAGGTATACCCTTAGAGCCTCTCCAGATTGTGAAGCGTTTCTTTGTGTATTTGTGCCCTGACCAGATGCAACTGTATAATACGGATCTACTACTATACCACTGCCCTCAACAACTGTTGGGTTTTTTGTGATGACCGTTGATGATGTTGCAGGGAACCCAACAAGACTATTCATAGATGTAACTACAGTACCGCCAGTAATGCTGTCTGGGTTTTGTATTACTTGGTACTCGTGTCCAAACAGAGAGAGTACAACCTGCACAGACACTGGTGAAAATGACTTGTCGGCTGGTACTTGGAACCCGACATAAACAGAACCACCATTTGCAACTTCTTCAGCGTCTTTGAATTCTACGTAGGCTGTATAAACATCACCTTCAAGTAGCGCTGCGTCTGTCTGTGTTAAGGTGGTTGTAAGTAGTCTGGGTTCTACCTGATTACTATACTTCCTTAGTGCCCGTCCTGTATCAGAGCCTACAAGGTCACTTGTGACATTAATGATGGCATCAATAGTTGAATTATCTTCAAGATAAGCCCATACCTTTCCAATACCAGATGGTAAGCTTATACCATTAGGGCCACGATACAAAGGTACATATGGATCTGTTACTTGTGGTTGTAATTCTGAAAAGTAAATTCTTAGGTTTTTAGTACATAGGTTGTGTATACTTACAGAGTCTCCGACAGGTATACCCGTCGAATCATATAGATCAACAAACTGACCAGAAGGTACTTTAACTAACACTACCTGTTCCTCTTAGGTGGAATTAACTTATAAGGGTGATCTACATCAACCACACCCCTAGATGCGGCAGTTTCCCCAATAGAGTAACCACCAGACTGTCCATTACTGTTATTATTTACTTTCCTTATCCTGTCTTTTCTGACACCGCCAAGTATAATCCTTGAATTAGTAACGTTACCTTTACCTTGCATACATGGTAATTGGTCAACCGGATTGGCGATGAAGTCATCCAACCATGTGTTTAAGTAATCTACTATGCCAGAATCACCAGATTTAAACTCAAGGAGTACATCATCCTCTTTATGCTTTGCTTCGCCACCACCAAGGTTATTTCTACCTTCGTTAATAAGTTTTTTGATCAAGTATTTTGAGGATTGTATAATCGTATAATATGTAAGGTAACAACATGCTGTATCCGCTGGGTACTTATCCTCCAGCATAGATATAAAAGCAAGAATAACACTGTCTGGGAGTATCTCAGTATCATCATATGCCATGACAAGTCGTACCCTTGTCAGTACATCACTATTAGTACAACTGTCGGACATAATACACCTTTATTCAGATTCTTCAAATACTACAGCAAGCATGTCATCAAAAGTTTTATTCTTTTGCAACTCGATACCAAAATCTTTAAATGCGGCCTCAGCAAGACGATCTTTTGATTCTTTCTTATTATCTGGATCGTACATTTTTCTGTAGTCTTCAATAGTCGGATTGTGCTCAGAAGACTCTTCAACTTGTGGTTCACTTTCTACGCGCCGATCGCTAACCGGCTCGGGGTCCACAACATCAAAAAACAAAATACTCTGTGTGCCAATGAACCTACACTTCTCAGAAACTACAGGTACATTATAACTGTCACGTAAAATTCTAAGGGCATTACGTGTTGACCCGGTCCTTACTGTGCTTCCATCTTTAAACACTAAGACCTTTACCATACCCCTATTAGCACGAGAACAAGCACTTGTATCCAGTTCAGCGTACTCACTCAGAATTTTAAATAGAACAGGAATATTTGCTGCCCTCACCATCTTGTAAGACACTTTTGACATAGTAACCCCTAAATTTAATTTTTAATTGATGTTTTCAGCAGTCTTTATGACTACTAAGGGGCCAAAAGGCCCCAAAAACATTAAGCAAAAGTACCAGTAGACTGTACGCACAACTCTGGGCGAGTGTTAATACAGATAAAGGAGCTCTCAGACTCAACTTTTGATTCACGGAAGTAGTCAGACTCTTTGTACATAACATATGCAGCTTTTGCAGTCTGGTTTGCTTCACGTGCATCATCAGCCGGTGCATAGTGGACTTGGAACATATCCTCGATACCTTCAGGGAAGAACCAAGCATCTCCAGCATCCATATAACCGCTCACATCTTCGATGTACATAACACCTTTGGTGAAGAATTTACGGTTAATGCTGTTACCGTTAGGACGATCACGGTTGATGTCAACTTGACCAGCAGCGGCATTTGCTTCATACTGGTTGTATGCAGCCTCTACGAGCGGGTGCGTAATAAGACCTTCAAACCAAGTACGAGATGCCAGACAATATACAACATACTCTTCAGCTTGATCACCCGCATTATCAATAATCTGAGGACGTACCACAGATTCAACAACAGAACGGGGATCAGTAGTGTCATCGATGAAATTTACATCGGCAGTGACCGGAGTTTGACCCCAGACAGTGTAGTAATTCTCGACAGTACCAACACCACCAGTACCAACGTATGATTTACCCTTAATAGCCTCAATCATAGCTTTTTCAAGGGTATTCGCATGAGAGTTGCGAACACGACGCATGACACGTGCAACTTCGTCATTCAGTGTTTTCGGAACAGTACCTTCCGCTGTAGAAGCATACTTACGCAAACTCTGGATATCAGATGCCTTGATGTTACGATCAAGGGGGAAGAAACCAGCCTTGAAAATGCGTGTAATTGCGTCTTCAGAGCCAATTTTGTTACGCTCACCACCACGAAGACGACCCGGAATCAGATCATTTGTTTCAGTGACACGTTCCACTTCGATTTTATCGGTATTGCCATAATACTCTTCGAAGAGGCCCATCCCTGTGATCAATTTATTGACGCGAGGGACAATCTCAAGGTAATCAGTAAAGTCAGCAATTGCAAAGCCATCTGTGCTAGTGTCACGCACAACTGCCTTGTTAATAAGTTCACTTGTAGCCATTATTATTTACTCCAGTTGATTAAGACGGTTGATTTCCGATAACTTTATCGGTTACTTTGATACCCAAAGCTTCAAGTGCTGCAATTGCAGTATCAAGATCTCCAGATGTGTATGTTCCAGCTAGGGTTAGATAGTTTTTATTTACGATTGAGCCACGTTTTGCCACAACCATGGGGTAGTCAGTGGCATCCTCAAGCGTTTCAATATTCTGGATCGCACGACGATCTACCAGAACACCAGCAGCAGAGCCAGCATTTAATACAGTACACCAGACATATTTACCACCAGACACTTCTAGAACAGCACCAGCACTCATTGTAGATGTGCCCGTATCTGTTGCATCCCAAGTTACAGTCTCTTCATCAAGAGAGTATTCATCAGCGATAGTGTACAAAAGAGCATCGCTATAGAATTGATTAATAGAACCAGCCATTATTTATTCCCCTTATCGTGCAAGATTTTTTACTGAATCTTGAAAGTCTTTCAAAGATTTTTCTACGGATTGTTTGGATGTCTGAGTAAGATCGCCATCTAACGTTTTGACTTTCCCAAACTCGTCTTTAATTTTCTCAAGCTCATCTTGAGATTTTTTCACTTCTTCTTGTGCGGCCTTCAGAACAAGATCCAATACTTGCGCATCCTCTGCTGATTTAAGCATGAGTTTTACTACAGCTTCTTGCTTATCTTCAGGGACATAGGAATACGATTTTACCAACTCCTTGTAACCCTTCTCTAGCCGCTCATTCTCGGCTTTTTCCAGTTCTTTCAACCTTTCTGCTGCTTTTTCAAGTTCAGCGATACGTGCATTGGCTTTTTCAAGCTCTGCATTTTTATCTTTATCTGTCATCTCACCATCACCTTTGTTGATATTGGAGGCAGAACCCCCTTGAGTGTCTTCCTCCGATACAACATCGGAGTTTTCTTTGTAAGGGTCAGTACATTGACTAACCTTTTCCAAACCTTCTTCAAATGCTTTCCTGATCTCAAGTAGTTTACACTTGTCAAGCATTTGCATTGTATCTTCGCCATCAGTATTAGCAGCTACAATAAGATCGATTCTTGATACTTCGTCTTCTACTTTCTCAAGATATTCCTCTAGCCATCGGTCATGACCAACTTTACTGATTTCCTCATCTAAATCGGTACAGTACCCAAACACTTTTGCAAGTTTAACTGCATCGGTTTCGTACATATTAAAGAACTTCTGAAGGAACTCTTGCATACTAAGTTTTACGTTAACTTGCTCAAGAGACTTATAAACATCCTCTGTAACATTACTAGCGTCTGACTTCAGTAAAAGTGGTTTAGATCTTTTATTTGCAGGTCCACCTTGGGCTACATGGGTTAAGGCTAGACTTCTGGATTTCCTTTCTTTGTCAACCGTTTCAATATCTTCTTCATTATCTTGCATTGTTAGTCATCCTCAAGTGGATCAAATGTAATATTGGTTATCTCTCCGGTATCGTCATCAACATTCCCGCTTGCTTGAATAGAAATGCCCATAATTATCCCTTGTTTCTTCTGTTCCCAGAGATCATTATCTAGATACTTTATCTTACAAACCCAAGAACCAGCTTTGATTACCTCACCAGTACCTATAACCTCTACATCTAACTCCTCATTGATCCATGTTTTTTGGATATCATATTTGTCGGTGTCATATAGATGGTACAGATTAGGTGTGATATTCCCAAGGTTGTAGTTTTTTGTGAAATTTTCGTATGCACTCCGAATAGTATCTGCCGTAGCCCACTCTCCATGTGCGTCCTTCTCAAGTGGCTCCATTACGATTTCATACGAAACCATCTCTTCAGAATTCTTAAAGAGTGTCTTTGATTCCTTGTTAATTGACTTATTAAGTTCATGCAGTGGTTTAGGGCCCTTACCTTTTAGATTACCCCTAGGCCACAAATACACATGTGACCAATACCTAGCACTGAACTTATCGTCTTCTTCACCATGCCTTGAGTAGTACGCATCATTAGCTTCTACAGAATAGTTCTGGTCATAGTCAGATGCACCGAAATGGATTAGCTTAATCTGATCACCTTTTTTGGCGAGGACCATGCCAACCTTACCATCTCTATCTGACTTAACTGGTTTATTATAACCTGGGAACTTTTTACCAGAATAGACTAGATTACCTGAATCATCCATTTCTACGTCAGATGTCGTAGCCTTAACCACAGGTTTTTTATCTTTTTCTTTTTTAGCTTGAGAGATAGCGATTGGAATTGCTTTTTCTTCAGACATGTTTTGGTCTTCAACAAGTGCGTTGAAAACATCAATAAACCTTCTTACCTGTTTTGTCTTCATATTCTTTAATGAAGGTACAGACTTTCTGGCCTCTGTAACAGTAGAGTATGGCATTACAGACCTCTTATTTAAGGAAATTACAAAGCGTACTCAGGCTGTAAATCTTACTTCCATGTAACTTCACGATACCCATTCATCAACTTCATCTACTGGAATAACAATACGTTTACCATCCACAGATAGCCAAGCATTTATATCATCCTTATTGAGCAACTTTACTGACTTATTCTCAAGATTATTATCTCCGCCTGTTGCCATCTGTGTTGCCCCAGTGCCTGAAGTTCCTAAGCCTTCTCCAGATCTACTGGAACCTTTTGTACCAGATTCAAGCAACTTAATTAACTCCTCTTGAGTATACTTTTCAAGATGTTTTGTTGGGAATCCTGCAAGCTTATGCCAGTGAATAATGTTTTCTTTAGTCAAAGCGAATGCGTTGACAGATTTGAAACGTTGAATAAGCTTACCTACATCCTCAATATTAAGGCCTTCAATCTCACAAGGCTCAATTCTAGGTAACTCTTCATGGGAACAATCAATGTGGTTGATTCTCAGAAGTTGTTTTATGAGATCATGCTCAAAAACATCGGTGATTGTTTTGGTATCTCTATGGACATACATTGTCTGCTGGCTATTCTTACCTTCCAGCATGTTGTATGAACCACCACTACCTTGACCCATGATCAAAGCACCAGCACCAAACACATCGTATATCACTTTTCTCCTATCTTTTATGATATCTGAAGTGTTATATTGCTTGCCACCACCTTGAATCCCCATAAGAGAGACATCATAAGCAGGTGTATTAGACTGTTGGTTTAGGGTGTCGCTTGGCACAATTGTAAATGCCTGATCACCAGCATGGATGTTTGCAATATCCTCCATGAATTGGTCAAGCCAAGCAGCCTCGTCACTGTTGGGGTCTCTTGCAGCCTTGTCAATGACGGTCTGAGGAACCCTAGCCATGATCATGCCGCCAAGGTCTTTTGTTACACCTACGACTTCATAATCTTGGACAATAACCTTTTCTCTCCATGCCTTGTAGATAGCCCTAAAAATAGGATCTCCAAGGGGGTTACTATCAGTTGCGTTGTCCCCAAACAACATGAATTTACTTCTAGGAAGTTCTACAATCGAATTAAGAACCGCTTCATCCGGTAACTCTTGGTAGAACTTACCAGTAAGGGACTGGGGGCTATTCCTAAAGAATGTTGTATCTTGGTTGAGATGGCTAATGTACCTTGAACCACCAGAGTAAGTAAAGGGAAACTCACGTCTTAGTGATAACTGAGGGATATTGGATAACTGATAGATGCCCCTTAACGGCCTTCTATCATCATTACCCCTTAAAGACAGTTTAGCCTCATCAGTGGAATAAAACCCGTTATTGATCTTACGGAATGATTTTTCACAAACAGAGAAGCCAAATTGTTTGAATGTCTCAATGTTTTTTATTGCCTGTAGGAAGGTCTGTCCTTCCATGTTTTCCAAGCAATACTTAACAAATTTTGCAATTTCCTTACTTCTATCTGAATCTGGATCGCCAGGAACAACGTTTAACTCTTTAAACTGACGTTCGATCAACGTATATGTAAAATACAGCGCACCAAATACATCGGCATCTGCTTTCATAGCCTCAAAAGTTTCAAGGCAGTGTGGGTATTTCAACTCATATGGCATTAACCTGTCCACAATTTTAGAAATTGTATACAAGCCTTTAGTTGAGACAACCCTTCCTTTGTATTTAACTGGTGAGTCAACGGAGTTGCCAGCTTTTTGCATATCACTATTGTTATCTGACATTTTTATCTCCGCATTGCCTCTTTATGTCTGTGTAACTTAGTCCTTGAACTTATGTTAAGCCTTGCAGGTGCTGTGTGTGCAGATATATTCCTACATGCCTCAAAAGCATCAGATACACAGTCTACCCAATCATCTTTCTTGAGTCTTCCTGATCTACTTCCATCGAAGTTAACCAGCTCTTTAATAAATAATCTGTAGGTATACTCGTTAGGGAAAGATGCTTTATGGATATCAACAAGCCCGTTCTGGGCAACAGAACAAAAAACGTCAAATTTAATCTTTTTAGCGCCTTTTTTGTTCCCTGTAGGGATACCCTTACACTTAATACCAGCTTCTGCAAACATATTTACCATCAGATCGAATTCACCACGTGCTGGGCCACTCTCATATGGTATTACTTGCATTACCTCATGACCATCATACTCAGCTTGCCTAAGTATTAGCTCATTGCGCTTTCCAGACTTTTCCCTGAATTTTCCGTAGAATGTGTCCTCGCCCTCTTTTATGAACCTGTCTACGATAGTCAAGTCCCAATCTGCTGCCAATATATACCGACCCTCTGGGGTTTTCCACATTTTGATTGAGGCTGTGAAGTCAGGGGTTTTATTATTTTCCCTAACTTCTTCATAAGCCTTATCCCAAGACCTCACCGCTACCGATCCAACTGGTATCTCATCAACGATATTTAAGTATTCTTCCTCAAGGTTACCTTGGCCCTTTGGTTTTGCATACCAATTACCATAAAGTTGCATATCCCTTTCATGTTCTGGAAGGGAATTCAACTCAGACAAGTACCTTGGGTTCATCCTCATCCCAATTGCATTGTCAAAAATAG